GATCGGCACTGATCTTCTGACCGGATCGCTGATCGAATATCTCCGCGTCAAAACGACCGTAGCAAACATGGGCATCCGTATGCTCGATGGCTTGGTCAACAACGTTGCAATCCCGCGCGTGACCGGAACCGGAACAGTTTACTGGCTCGCAGAAGGCGCGACGGTCACCGCGAGCACGCAGGCGTTCGGACAGCTCACGCTAACGCCGCATCGTTTGGGAGCGGACACTTTTTATACGAAACAACTTCTTAATCAGGCTTCGCTTTCCGTCGAGGCGTTCGTCCGCGATGATCTCGTTGCCGCGCAAGCGGTCGAGCTTGATCGAGTTTACCTCAACGGTTCGGGTATCGCCGGTGAACCTATCGGTATCTTCAATACAGTTGGAGTTGGAACAGTCACTTATTCAGGCGCGGTCGTACTTTCAAAACTTCTGAGCCAAGAATCGGATATCGCGGTAGCAAACGCTGACATCGGAGCCTTGGCATGGATGTTTTCGCCAGCATCCAGGGCGAAACTGAAAGCCGCCGTCGCTTTCCAGAATACCGCAAGTCCACTGTGGGACAACAACAACATGGTGATCGGCTATCCGGCGGTGATGAGCAACAACCTCCCCGGTAACAAATCAATTTTCGGCGTATGGAGCGATTTCATGGGAGCGCGGTGGGCCGGGCTTGACGTTGTGGTCGATCCTTATTCTCTCAAGAAATCCGAACAAATTGAGGTCACAATGCATCAATGGGTCGATTGCGGAATTCGGCATCCGGTCGCATTTGAAATCTCGACAGACACAGCAGCGACGTAAAAATATGGCAAATCCAGCAACACTCAAAGTCAGGCTTCTCCATGGATGTATCGTGCAAGGCGCAAGCGAACCGCGTGGCGTAGCAGTTTACGGGAAAGCAGGCGAAATCCACGAATTGCCTCGGTGGGAAGCGATGCATTTAATGCAATGTCACCCGGAATTTCCGCGCGCGGAATTGGCGAACGACAAGAAACAACGAGAATAATATGGCAGCAACAGCAGCAATCGATTACGCGGGCGCGTTGACGGTAACGTCGCTCCAAAACGTTATCAACATCAATTCCAACACCGGATCGCCTGGACTGGACATTTCGGGCTACATCGGGAATCTGATGGTCGTTACCACTTGCGGAAATGGCGTATCCGGCACGGTGATCGTGCCATCGTTGAAAGCCGGAGCGGATACGAACGTCCTAAACGCAACGAATTGGGTCTTGAACCTTACCAATTTTAGTACCGTCGGAGCGGTCAACGTTGCGAACGTCGATCTTCGGTCGAGCGCCTTCGGTTCTCCAGCTCCTAATGCAACCGGCGTGCAGGTCGTCAACAAATATCTCTATCTCACATGGTTAATCACCGGATCAGCGACCGCGAACAGCGCGATCGATTGCACGGTGATCGGCCAAAAGAAAGTCGGCTCCTAAATTATGGCAAAGAAAAGCGCGGCTAAACCGAAAGCGAAGTCGAAAATTAAACCTGCGGCGAAGCCTCCTCCGCAACCTCCTATTCCTGCTTCACCGACCGAGTATCCGGCGTCGCCAAGTCCAGCCAGCTAAATTTTATTTCGGAGTTACATGGGAAAGCGCCAGCGTAAAAAGCTGGCGCTTTTTTTATTGTTGCAATGTTCATACCTAACGGTTAGAAGTGGGTTCATCCAAATGCAGACCAAATTATCGGTGACCGGCTGTTCATCTTCCTGCGCATCTTTTTCGGATAGCGCCAACGAGAAAAAGATTTTCTATCTTGGAAAATGGCGCAAAGTTGGCGACAAAGTCCGATACGATTACGCGAAAGGATTTCGAAAACTCTTTCGATTTCCGATAGTTTTTATTAGCCCGGAAGCGTGCGCCGAAATCCAGCTTCCGAAATGGTGGAATAATTCCGGCTCGTGGCGGAAAGCTCCTGAGCGCGAACGCAGGGCGACAATAATAGGGAACACGATTTGTCCGACGAGCGACAGGCCGTCGTGGATGAAATGATCACGCGCACGCACAACGGTTATCATTTAGGTGATAACCTCGTTCACTTGAATTTCCTGCGGAAAGTGGCGCTCGCCAATCCCGACAGAAGTTTTGTTCATGCGGCGCAATGGCAATATCTCCCGGAACTTCAGCCAGTGGTCGCAGACGTTCCGAATATCAAGCTCTCGGATATAAACTACATGACGCCGCCGAGTTCAATCGACTCATGGCGCGGAACGCAAGGTTTTTGGTATCATCACGAGGACCGCAATGATTTTGTAAAGTTCCACGTTGAATCGTGGTTTCCGTATCTTGCCAGGCGCATGGGCGTCGAGAACCCGGTTATGAAGCCGGAGGACATGCTTTTTGATTATCCTGCATTGAAGAACGCCAAATTGCCTCCTGAATTTGGGAAACCATTCGACGTTTTGGTTGTCAACAGCGCTCCCGGATCGGGACAATTCCAAGGATTCGATCAATATGAACTTGGTTTGCTCGCCGTGAAGATAGCTCGGAAAACTCTCAAAGTGGTAGCCACTGCCGAAATGCCAAATCTAGGCACATGGATGCTCTCAAATACGAGCGAGTGGACCGAAAGTCCGTTGATAAGTTCCCGGTTCAATTTGAACTGCACACAGATAGGGGCGCTCAGTTTGCTTTGTCATACAATCCTGATGGTCAGCACCGGCCCGAGCTGGCCGACGTTCAACATTTGGAATCAGGACAGCGTAAAGCTGCGCGTGATCCTTTTGGATTCGGAACGGGTCAACCTCGCGCCACATACGGTGCATTACAGTAAGGTTGAAGAAGCTGCTGAGATTTTGAAAGGAGCCGGACTATTATGAACTTAAATCGGATTATATGTTGGTTTCGCGGACACGTTTGGCGAGTCGTTGGAGATAAAAAAACCTCCGAATTGTTGAAATGTAGACGCTGCCAAAAATTTAGGCGGCAGAAGCCGTATCTTCCACCGGACTACCTGAGAATTGACCTATAAAGAAGAACTAACTGCTGCAATGGAAGCCATGGCAACCGATCCGCTTGTTCGCTTCATCGGCTATGGCGTAAAGATCGGCGGACGCGCAATGGGAACGCTGAAGAATGTTCCTGATTCGCAACTGATCGAAATGCCGGTTGCGGAATCTTTGATGGTCAGCTTTGCAATCGGCCTGTCGCTAAAGGGTCTGAAGCCGGTGGTTTTCATTGAGCGGTTTGATTTCATCCTCAACGCGATGGACGCAATCGTAAATCATCTAGACAAGATTGGTGAACTGAGCCATGGCGAATTCAACCCGACAGTGATTCTTCGGATTGTGGTTGGCAACCGTGACAAACCGCTTTTCACCGGCAAGACGCACACGCAAGATTTCAGTTACGGGTTACGGCAATTCGTGAAATTTCCTGTCGTCCAGTTGGTGCAAGCGAGCGACATTAAATTTCAGTACGAAGCTGCGCACCGCCATCTTGGGCAGCATTCAACCGCGCTCGTTGAGTACAAAGACCTGACATAATGACCGACGAAGATATTCTGTCGCAATTCAGAAATGAGCGATATGAGGCATTAAATGCTGTCCGTTGGGCGCATTTTCTTTCGCTTGAGATTTCGTTAGAGGGCAAAACGATATTTGAGCCTGGGGCAGGCGTCGGCGATCAAACAGCATGGCTATTGAATCAAGGTGCGAAGCTCATTTACGTGAGCGATGGCAGGTTCGAAAATCTTGCTATCATCGCTGCGCGTTTCATCGGCGATTTACGGTTAGCTATTATTCCCGGAGACCTCGAATTTTGCCTTGTGGGATCTCAGTTTAGGCTCAACGTCGATTTCATCTTTTGCTATGGAGTTTATTATCACTTGAAAGAAAGTTCGGATTTCAGAATCATGCGCGAGTTGTCCGCCGTCGGTCAGACAATCGCCTTTGATTTTCTGGCTGGGAACGACAACGAAGTTTCCTATGGCTACGACAATCCCAGCACTTCCATTAGCGGCTACGGATTCAGACCGCGACCTGAGAGCTTGGTTGCAGCTCTAAAAGAAATTTGGGGTTACGCTTATCTTCCGAAAGAACAGTTAAAATGGATTGATCCGGTGCAAGCAGAGCAACGGATGGTGGCGATCGCATCTCACGCGCCCTTGCGTAATCCGAATCTCATTCGCCAATGAAAGCCGCGATATTGGAAAAGATCGGAGCGCCTTTGAGAGTCTCGGATATTAGACTTCCTAAAACTTTGCAGCACGGCCGGGTTCTTGTGAAAGTTCTTTGTACTGGCATCTGTGGCTCGCAGTTACAGGAGATTGACGGCATCAAGGGCGATTCAGCGCACCTACCGCATCTGCTTGGGCATGAAGGTTGTGGGATAGTTGAGGGCGTGCGTACGGACTCCTACAAGTTTAAGATTGGAGACAAGGTCGTAATGCATTGGCGAAAAGGTTCTGGAGCGGATGTAGTTGGCGGCACTTATGGCGGAATCAGATCGGGTCCGATTACGACGTTCTCCGAATACTCCATCGTCAGCGAAAACCGTTTGACTAAGATTGACGACGACGTTCCGAACGATTTTGCAGCGCTTCTCGGCTGCGCGCTTTCAACCGCCTTGGCGATTGTCGAGAAGGAAACTCAAAACGATCAATGCATAATCGTGATAGGGTGCGGCGGAGTTGGGCTTGCGTTAATTCTAGTGTCCAAAATGATAAGTTCATTCGTCGCGGGGTTTGACCGAGTTAAATCAAAACGTGCTTTAGTCGAAGCACTCGGCGCTCAATGGATAACTCGTATGGTTAAAGCTGACGTTCTTATCGACACGATTGGAGGATACCGCGATTACGTTTCTCGCGGTAAATATGTTTCTCTCCAAGACGGCGGCACTTCTGCCGGGGGCTTCGATCCGCCGAAAGACATTCCGCGATACGTCCAGATGTGGCGCGATGGTTTGCTAAACGATTATCCAAAGATCGTCACGCATCGAATTTCTCTGGATCAGATCAATGAAGGAATCCAACTCATGCGCGAAGGGAAAGCCGGACGCGTGATGATTGAAATGAACCAATGACTGCCGAAGCTCTTATCGCTTTTGAATCCGGGGTAAAAGCTTCGTGGGAATCCGGCTTTCTTCCTTCGCTGATTCATCTTTGCGGCGGAAACGAGAATCAATTGATCGAGATTTTCAAAGAGATAAAACAAGGCGATTGGGTGTTTTCCACACATCGCACGCATTACCATGCGTTGCTCGCTGGAATCGATCGACGGCTTCTATCGCTAAAGATTGCCGACGGCGATTCGATGTTTGTTTATTCAAAGGAGCGCAATTTTCTTTGCAGCGCGGTTCTCGCTGGATGTTGCGGGATTGCTGCCGGGATCGCGTGGGCGATTAAGAACGAATGGAAACCGCCCATATTTGGATGGGACAGCTTCGATGGAAAGGACGCGAATGTTTGGTGTTTCATTGGCGACGGTGGCGAGGAACAAGGCCATTTCTACGAGGCTGCGCTGTTCATAGAAGCTAACGACTTGCCTTGCACGTTCATTATAGAGGACAATGACCGGAGCGTTGATACTCCGCGTTCATATCGACGCGGCAGTGCAAAGGGGCTTGAGCATCTTTTCAAATGCGTTCGGCGTTATCATTACATACCGACATTTCCTCACGCCGGCAGCGGTTGCAATTTTAAGATTGAATTTGATAAGGAAGCAATCGAAAGGCTGAAGCGCAGATGAAAACGGCGGTTCTAATCTCAGGTCAGATGCGGACATTTGCGAAGTGCTATCCGACACAGCGCTGGCAAATCTTTAGACATTACGAGCCGGACATTTATTTCTTCGTTAGCTGCTGTGACGATGCACAGGCCGACAGCGCATCCTTGTTGCTGCGCGATTACGAGAACGTCCATTGCGAGCGGCTAAAAGACCCTGATGATCTTCCCTCGATTCCTATTCAACAAGGCTACCACGCGCCATATGCGAACGCGGCGAGCCATGCCAAGCTAATGTTGCAGCATTGGGGAAACAAAAGGGTTTGGGAATTTTTCAGGTCGAAGGCAGAATCTACTTCATTTGACACGATCATTCGTATCCGTCCTGACATTTGGATTCACAGATTTCAGAAACCTTCGGTAAGCACATATTTTGAAATCGATTTGCGAACAGTATTAGCGCCTTGGTGGGGGAAATTCGGAGGGATTAATGACCGATTGGCAATTGTTGGAAAAGAAGCTGCGTCGATTTATTTCGGCCTGTATGATATAATTCCAACACTGCTTGAGAAGGGATGCCCGTTCCACCCTGAAACGTTACTGGCCGAAACCCTGCGAACTTCCGGCATGAATGTCGAGAACACGCTTTTGACCGAATTCTCGACAGAACGAATGGACGGCTCGCGTCGTTGGGCTGAGATTGTCACAAGCGATATGGTTGAATTTATAGCTGCCACAAAATGATAACACCTGCCGTCCCACCAGAATATAAATGCTTGTTATGTGGACACGATCCACATCCTGATTCATATGGCCATTCTTACATGCCAAGAAAACTTCCAAGGCACAATCCCGAACGCTGCCGAGAAGGTAAAGCGCGGCCACAAGATCAGATTCCAACCAAAGCCGGAGCCGTATATCCTATCGCTAATCAATGAGCAACCTATTTGTGCCAATCCTGGACAACGGACAAGGCTACATCCGGCGCAATTTCTTCTTTTCCTTCCTCCGCTCTTTTCACGGCATTGACGTTCACACTGAGGCATTCTCCGACAGCTTACCCTCGCGCGCTCGTAATCGAGCAGCTGGATATTTCCTTCGGGATACGACGCGTGACTACATTCTTTTCATCGATACGGACATTATCTTCGAGAAAACGCACATCGATATGTTGATGGAATCGGATGAGCCTATTCTTGCGGGGATTTACTGCAAAAAGGGCAAAGGGATCGATCCCTGCTTAAACACGCTTCCTGGACACGTTGAGACACAATGCGGCGGTTATCAAGAGATTGCTCGCGCTGGTACCGGCTTTCTCCGCATCCATCGCTCAGTCTTGGAAAAGATGAAGGACGTGGGAAAATACAATAGAAATTGGGCTAAATATTACAAGAACCACGGCGTTGATGAATGGGAATTCTTTCCCGTCGGCGTCGTAAATGAGGAATTTTTGTCTGAAGATTGGTATTTCTGCGACCGGGCAAGAGCTTTAGGATTCAAGATCATGCTCGACACGCGCATACAGCTAAGGCACGAAGGCACAGCCATTTATCCGATTGAAGAAACGATCCAAAAACAGATGGAAGAAGCTGGCGGGAAAGCTACCGTCGAGCAAATTGCGTCTGAACAAGCTACAGTGGAGTGTAAAGAGTGAGTTACAAGCCTGAAATGGTCGCCCTAACTCCGCATGAATGTGCAGAGCAATTTCGGATGTATGCCAGAGCAAACAAGGATAATCCTGAGGCAGTTCATCAACTCAATTTCTGCGCTGACTTTTTGGACGAATACTGCAAACCAGCTGCTACAGTGGAGTGTAAAGACAAATGAACGATGAAGAAATTGAAGCACTCGCGCGAAGGTATGCCGAGAGCTTAGTGTCCGTTCAGTTACCCGACGATGAATGGATTGAAGAAGCAGTCCGCCATTTTATCCGGTTTCGTCAAGAAACGGCTACAGTGGAGGGTAAAGACCAAGTGACACCTCCCAATTAGCGATGGGTTTAGCCGATAATATAGACTTGGCATTGATCGATGCTTTTCTAGCTACGGGCACAACGTTCAAATGGCAGGGGCAGGATTACGGGTGTGTGCTAAACGCCGATCAGAATGTTCTCGTGACTTCCAAACGGCTCTTTGGAGCGAATCTGCCGAAGGCCGGTGATGTGATAAATTTGGCTGGAAAAGATCGGCAGATTACGGGTCGCGCGAATTCCGCAGAAGAATTCGTTCCCGGCGGTCTCAGCGCTGAGAACACGTTCGTCGACGATCCAGCAAACCCAAGCTTGGCAATTCAATTCAGCAGTTTTATCGGAACATAAATTATGGACACACGAACCGGAATGATAATTGATCAGGAGCTACTCGAACGCTTTCTTCCGTCGCAGAAGAAGCACTTCATTCCCGTCGAACGGGACTTGACCTATAAGGAGCATATGGAGCAACAAATTGCGCTTTACGCTCCATGCGGTTGCGGCAGCGGAAAGAAATTCAAATTCTGCTGCAAGAAATGAGCATTGAAAGTCTGCTTGAGGATTCGATCATTGCTGATTTCCAGCGTGATCCAACCCTACAGCAACAGCTAATTCACAAGCACGATTACGGCGGTGCAATAGGCGGCGACAATCAAGCCACGGACCAAGAGGCGACCTCGGTCATTATCGTGACAGCAACCGACAGGGGCGAGTTCAAATTCGGATCAGGGATTCGCATAGTCGCGGTTGAGGTCAAGATCAGGGTAAACGGCGACGCCGACAATTTCGACGGCACGTTGCTCGACACTTTAACGGCATCGGTACGGTCGCGGTTCACGCCAAGCCCAACCGTTTACGGTGTTCTCAACGGCAGGGAAAGCATATTCTCGATGAACGGGATTCAGGTGTTCGGCATCACGAACAACGAAGTCACGCAGCGGGTCGAAGCCGGGTTTGAACGGATTCGGATTGTCCCGGCCACGTTCATTGTCTCTCAGGTAAGTTGACATTTCTGCTTCGGCAGAATGGCAGCACTTTCAATCACCGCGGCCAACGTCCTTCACTCATCGAGTGCAACCGTCTTTACAGGAACGGCAGGCGGGACAATCACGCAGGGACAACCGCTTTACCTCGACGGCATAACGAACACCTGGAAGCTTGCGAACGCTTTACTGACTAATTCCGTACAAGGAGTTGCGACTGTTGGCGCGAGCAACGGTCAGGACATGGTGATATGTTCGCGCGACCCAAATTTCGTTCCGGGCTTTACGTCCACAACCGGCAATGTGGTCATTCTTGGCAATGTCGCCGGACAACTCAATCCGTACGAGGATCGCGCTAGCGGATGGTATGTAACTTCGCTTGGCGTGATGATCAGCACGACCCGGATGAATTTCTATATTACCGGCTCTAACGCGGCAATCTAATGGCAGCAGGCGACCCTATCCTTCTCGGTTCGTTAGCAACGAATGGCGTATTTCTAATGACCTCGGAAACCGCCATCATCATCGACAGTTTTACGCGGGTAATCGATTCGTCGAAGTTCGATTTTTACGACGGTTCGCTTGGCTTTATTTCGGGCACCGTTTACCACGACTTCAAAGCCGTTCACACGATCAAAGGCGCTGCGAACGGTTCAACAGGCATCATGGCGGCATCGATCGGGGTGCAACAAACCATCACAAACACGCATACCGGAAACGGGGTGTCCAGCGGCACTCTTTACACCGACCGATTCGAGCTTGGACACCAAGCCCAACAACTCCGCGAAGCGACATGGACCGGAATGCAGCGAGCGGCGTTCTAATTTTATCCAAATGAAATCCAAATGCACCAAATTAATCTTGCAGACGCTGGCGTAGGGCAAAATCCCATAGGGGAAGTTCGCTTCGCTACGCACGACATTCGGCTTTCGAGCGCTCTTTGCGCTTTAGGATTCTCGCTCAAGCTCGAATCGCAGCCTGTCGGTGTTACTATCGACGCCGATTCAGAATGCAAGATCGTAACTTTCTTCCACGAAGACAAGACTGACCTTGGGAACTTTACGGCAAGAGCTGTGCAACTATGGTGGAATTCGCCACTCGGCAAATACGAGATTCAAGGCTATGACGACGCGCTGGAAGCGATGCGCCGCGTTCATAGAGAACGCGCTCGGATGATAGCCATAGCTAAAAGTCCACGGAGCTATCAATCTCGCAACGGATCAGTCGGAACCAAATCGATACATACCGCGTCGATCCTTGCCGCGTGCGAGATTAAACTGGCTGGATATGAAACTTCTACTCGGCGGTGGATATTCGCAAAAGGCGCTGAAGTGATTGCCGATTTTATCAAAGCTGGCGGCAAACCCAAGGAACGCCCAATGGAGAACGATCTGTGCATTGACTGGATGCTCGAAGCTTTGCGGTTCAGGGATTGGTTGGCGAAGCTTGTCCGCGATCCTGAGAATATCCCGCTTATGTCGATGAGGGACGGCGAAAAGGTTTTGCAGATTAGCAGCGCAATGGACGAGCGAGAACAAAGAAAGTGGATCAGTTATTTATGAACCAAATCGCAGAAGACATTAGCCAGGATGAAGAAATTGCAGCACCGTTAACAGTCGTTGAAACTCCAAAGAGCGAGTTTGTTCGACCGCCATATACGTTCAAAGGCGCAGAGCTTTTCCCGTTCACATACGGCTACGAGATTCTCTTTAATCAGGTCCGTGACCCTGAAGATACAGGACTATTTACCTGGATGGCTTTTATCTATCTACTGCGAAAACGGGAGGCGAACGAGACCGGAGACGATCATCGTAAATGGGCAATCTCGATTGCTTGGAGGGTAGCAGGCTTCCGCGACTCGCTGATTACGTGGATGGACGACAACGGTCCATTCACCGCTGAAGACCGCGCGGAAGCCAAACGGATTTTCGACGAATCCATGAAAGCTATCGCAGAAACGCGCGTCGAAGCTGTTCCTGTTCGTGGGCGTTCAGCACAAAAAAAAACCTGCCGCCAGAAGAAGCGATCATCGTCTATCTCCTTAGAAACAAGCTGAGATGCACGCGCGATGAAATACTTTGGAATATGCCGATAACCGAACTGAACCAAATGATCCACAGCTTTTATTTCATGGAAGGGCGGGAGGTCCGCAGGCCGCAGGAGAAAGCGCAACTCGCGGGCAAATTCCAACGGGCAATGAGCTTATTTGGCAGGCGGTGACATCCTGCAAATTGTGAAATGCCTGATGTCCACGTCAAACATCAATCGGACGTAGGCCGACTCTTTCAAGAGAAAGGCTGGAGCCTCAAGAACTCGCTGCCGGGATTGATGCGGCAAACGGGGCGGCTGTGTGCGGTTTCGCTTTCATTCCAGACGCAGCCGTTTGGGGACAGCGCGCAATCGCAGGCTCTTGGGGCGGTTGCAACCACACGAGACATTTACCGCGTTTACGCTACGCCAGGAACGGCTTGGAAGGATATTCAGGATAGCGGCGCGCAAGCTGGATTCTGGAAAGCGGTCAAAACAAGTGCATGGGACCGCGCCAAGAAAATCTTGGGACGCGAAGGAGCCGTCCTTCGAGCTACTCCGATTGATAACTTCGATAATGGCGCGGCACACCGTCAGCTTCGGAATAGCCAAGGCCGAATTCCTCCGTCACAGAAGCAGGTAATGATCGTCAAAGACCCGCAGAAATTGAAAACATACGTCGCAACCGAAACGGACAAGGTAGGAGCAGGCAAAGGCGGCTGGGCGACGTGTGCGGCCATCCTCGGCGGAACTAGGGGCATTCCACGCTGGATCACGAGACATGGCTCACCTGGACAAGTCATTGAAAACTACGGAAGCGATAAAACGTCGATTACGCTTATCAACCAAGTTCCCTATGCTGATTCCATTCTTCCACCGCCGCAGAAAGCCGAAGCGGTGAGAATCGCGGTTGATCGGCTTTTCAAATCAATCCAGATCGCGCAACGCAATAACGGGAGAGCCGTGGCATTGGCTGAATAAATGGCTGAAGATCGCGTAACTATAACGGCGGACGCGAGCCAATATTTCGACGTGCTCTCGCGCGCAGGTGCAGCGGCGAACAGGTTCGCGCAAACCGGTGACAAGATTGGCGCAGGCTTTCTTCGCGGCGACCGCGTGGTGCGTACGGCAACTGCGAATATTACGCAAGGACTTCTCACCGCGAACAGCGCGGCAGACGCGGCATTAATAACCTTCCAATCACTCGAAAGAGTATTCCGAATTCCCATCGGCGCTCTTGTGGGAGTAGCCGCCGGAGTGGCCGCGTTCGCTGCCGTCAAAAGAGAAATCGATTTGACGACCAAAGCATTCGACGCCCTGAAAAAAGAAGTTGGTCGTCCATTAGCCATAGAAGTGGCCTTGGACCCGTCCGATATAGCGCAACGAATTGAATCGGTTGGGAAAGCTACCGACGACGTTGTTAAGAGGCGTGATGGATGGTTGCAGACCTTGAAAAAATTGGCGGTGGCTGCCGCGCCGGGTGGCATCGGAGCAGTTCCCGGACTCGACAAACCTTTCAACGAACAAATTAGCGCCGGATTAAAACGACAACACGATTTGTTGGACGCGCAGGCAAATCAGGAATTACGAATAGCGGTTCTCAAGCAGAAAGAAGCAGATTTGGGGAAAGACGCTTCCGAAATCGACAAAGCAAGGCTTAAATTCGAGACTGATCGCGCCAAGTTACTTGAAGGAGCATTTAAGCCCGGAGCGCAGCAGGTCGATATTTTCAAGCGATTGCTGGCGCTCCAAATTGGCTTGAACGCCGCTATCAAGATTCAGAACGATTTGGAGGCGGCGGTATTAGAAAAGGCTAAAACGAAGCTCGGAGCAACCGCGCGAGGATTTTTTCAAGACGTAGGCTCCGGTCAATTTTTGAAGGATGAAGATCAGAGACGATTGCAAGAGCAACAGGAACAATTTGGAAAAGACCAGGTAGCAGAATTCGCAGATGCTAGAGCGCGAGGGATTGATCTAGGTCCAAATGCACAAGCTATTTTGCGGGAGGCTGATAAACTGGCTAAAGGTGCGAAAACGACAATTCAAGATTTGGCTAATACCGACTTCTCCAATCTGTTTGATCTTTCCAAGTACGATTTCACTGGGCTTGCGCCGTTAAACGGCCTAATAATCAGTATTCAATAACATGCCAGGTGACGCTCCAATTCGGTTAGGATCAGCGAACGCGGGAATCTTCACTTTCGAAGTTGGAACTGGCATCAGCACAGACGAATACGGAATTCAAACGTTGGGAACGAAGGCTTTGTTTCCTAATGCGCCGAATCTATTTTCTAATCTCCCATCGGACGGCGCGAGCTTTTCTTCCGTGTTCGGCTACTCCGTGTATTCGCCTGAGTTCTACGTCGATTATTTCGATGGCACACCCGGAATCGAATATTTGGAAGGCAGAGTTTGCCGAGTCAATTTCAAGTTCAAACGGATCGACCCGCTATTTGCTAATCGACGGAGAATCTCAGTAGATTCCGTACTCAATTACGACTCTCAATTTAACCAGAAATCGTTATCTATAGTAGGACTAGGGGGCGTTGTGAATGTTGCTCCACTAGATTCTGCGCGCACCGACAAATTCGGATTTCCTGAGCCGGTAGTATCGGTCAAATACAGTACGACAAGGTCACCTGGAATCGGAAGCGGGGACCTTTCTACACTTTACGCTCTTCCTGGAAGCGCGAAAACAGCTGGTTTTCCGGACGCGGCGGACGTGTTTGTTCCCACAACCATTCCAGCGCCAGCCGGTTCGACTGTAGCATATTTTAATGGATCGGCTGTGATTGTGGAACTCGTGCATGTGGATACCACTTTCGTTTTTTCGACTAGATATAAGCCACATCCGAAGGGCTGGCAGCTGACCGAGCTAAAATTTGATCCGATAGCGAACCGAAATTTCTTCGCAGTGGAAGAAACTTGGCGAACTTATTATTTCTTTTTTGGCGTTCAGTTCGTGTCGAAAACTCCATAAATTATGGCGGATGCAGTCATACTTTCTGAAGACACTTTTAAGCGCTTAATGCGGATGCTTGAAAAATGGGAGAAGGGCGACATCGTTATTCTAGGCGAAGGACTCAAGAACGAAGAAGTCGGGACTGGCTATCAGAAAATCGGAATCGACGGCGTTGAATGTCCTTGAATGAAAGTAATAACGCGTGGCGGGAAGCCGCTGCTGAAGAGCGGCAAAGTCGCCACTTCAGACGATGGCACTTGTTGCGGTGACTGCGGCGGAGGAGGCGGAGGCGGAACGGGAGCTTGCTGTGTCGCTGGAATCTGCACCATTCGTACTCCGGCGTCATGCACTGCACACGGCGGATCATATCACGGCGACGGAACACATTGCACGCCGAATCCGTGCGGCGGCATTACGGGCGCTTGCTGCGTTGGCAGCGCCTGCACTATTCATACTCATGTTGATTGCACGACAGCCGGTGGCGTGTATCTCGGCGATGGCACAACCTGCGGCTCTTTTCCGTGCGGAAGCGGAGACCTAGGGGCCTGCTGTCTCTACAATCCTGCATGTTCGCCTTTTTGTTCGAACGGATGCATAGATGGAACCACTCAGGCGGTTTGCGATTTTCTTAGCGGCGTTTGGGGAGCGTTTAGTGAATGCGCGAGCAGTTGTCCGTCGTCTGCGTTCAGCATTTGTTGTGGAGGGTTCTGCTGCGATCCTTTTGCTTCTCCTGATCCAAAATGTTGTCCTTGGGAATTCGGAGATTTTTGCTGTCCTGGAGCTTACGAATGCTGTTTCGGAGCGTGCTGTAACACCAGCGCTGGCCAATTCTGCTGTGATGCGTCTGAAGTATGCTGTGACGCAGGACAAACTTGTGACCCGATGTTAGGATGCGTATGAGAACCGGAGACTTGATAGCAACTGCCGCGCAACCGATTGCCAAAGGAATAGATAGGATTCTCGGAACGGATGTGCAAAACTGCGGCGGATGCAAACAGATGCAGAACAATTTGAACCAAGGGATGAGCTTGGCCGATGCGGTCATTGCTCGCTGGTTCAGCGGTAAACAATCAAACGGAGGAAAACCAATGGGAAGGCCATACGTAGTCACGGAGCAGTTTGTAATTGAAGATGCAGAATCAACGCGAGACGCGATTGCTAAACACCTAGCCGGAGAGAGCGAAGCAATATCACTCAACGCTCAAGTGCGTCCGCAGCCGCCGGGACAGTCTCCGCGCCCACAACAGCAATCGCCGGGAAAATAAAGCCTTGCCGCACCGCGCCGATCGAATGATATTTGATGAACTTCCCTTTAGAACATGGCTGCGGGTAGCGGAGGCGAAACACGATCATCGGTCAGCGCATGGACGGTTGATACTTATGCGACGCATAACGAAGCCTTGCGCTCTGCGGAAGAGAAATTCCAACTCGAACGCGACAGGCGTTACACCGAAGTCAACATTGAGAAAGAAAAGGCGCTCAAGATCAAAGAGACCGCCGATTTAGCTGCGTTATCTCTTGCGCGCGACATTCAGATTTACAAGGACGAAAAAGCCAACGAACTGCGCGAACAAATCAACCGCGAGCGCGGTTTCTACGCTTCAAAAAATGACGTTACCGCTTCAGCAGAGAAAATAGAAGCTATCATTGCGCCTCTACTGACATACGTAAATCAGCAGCAAGGTCGCGGCGGCGGAATAAGCATGATGGGCGCGATTGTCGTTGGAGCTTTTATCGTGCTTTCTGGCATATCGGCTATCGCCGGACTTCTTTATGCAATGCTAAAACCATGAACGGAACAACCACAAATCAGACACCCATAACCGTCGTTACAACGACTGTCGCATTTTTGGCAGCAATCTGCGTGTGGACGATTTGCTGGCTTGCCTATAAAGGAATCCAAATTCCCCCCGAACTAAATACTCTCACAGGAACGTTGTGCGGTTATTTAACGGGAGCATTGACAAAAACGACGCCAACGGAAACGCAGAGGCAGCCTCCGCCGATTCTATCCCCGTCTTTCGATAATCCGATGCCGGTTAAGCCGATCACTTCGGTTGCTGATCCTGTTCATACCGAAGAAGCTCCGAAATGAAAGCTTGCCAGCGAACCGATAGCGTGAGAGGCTAAGTTCCCAACGGAGTAAACTTATGATGACATTTCTAACTTTGGCCTCCATCGCGTTTCCTGGCGGAGCAATAGGTTTGCTTTTCAAAATAGCAATCGTTTGCGTAATCGTTTGGGTGGTTTGGTCAATCGGTACTTGGCTTTTAGCCAAAAGCGGAAAGACCGTTCCCTATCCGCTGGTGATTATTTTCTGGGGCGTCGTGGCAATCATCATCATTTACTGGCTTTTCCAGTTGGTTCAATACATCTTATGAAAACGCTCCGGCATCTACACCCGCTCGTAATCGCAGTCGTGTTCTACGGCTGCACGACCTTTCCAACGCCCGTCATCGACAGTCTGATTACGCTTGGGATCGGAGAATTTCTTGGTCGGGGAATCACCGATAGCGCCAAAAGAACGCAGGTCGCAAATTACCTGGATGTCGCTGCGGTCGCGCTGCAATCCGTGTCCACTCAGCAAACCCCGGCACAGCTTACTGCGCTCATATCGGGGTTCATCCCTGCCAGCGTCCGTGCGCAATATCCTGAAATCATGCTGGCTGTCACGAGCATCGTTATTCCGGTTTACGAGACAGCCTACGCCAAATACAGCGGCAACCTCACGAAGCTTTTAGGCATCACGAACGAGATCGGCGTTGACGTTCAGGCTGGCGCGGCACCTTACATTTCTCACTCATAAACCCAAACCGAAAGGAAAATCACAATGACACCAGCAGAATTAGCCGAATTAAAAAGTCGCTGGAACTCGCTCAGGACGCACCCAGTCAATCCGCAAAACATACAGATAGCCAAAGATCGAATCACGAAGGCGCTCGCGGGCTTGCCGCCCGAGTTTACGAATGACTTGATCGGCTTCATCAACGCAGCATTGCCGCACTGAAAGTTAAAGCGTGAACTTATTCCAACGTTGGGTAATCGACGCCTTACTAATCCTGCATAAACGTGCGCGTCACATCGAAGCCAAGCAGGACATCTTGCTTCAACATCTTGGAGCTGCACTTCCTCCAGAGTTGGTCAAGGCTGGCGAAGATTTATCGGTGAAAACGAAAGCTTTACAGGCGGCGCTCGACGCGCAGGCCCAACAACCAACACAGAAAGAACCATAACATTATGGCATCAGGAACAGAACAACTCGCAGTACTGACGCAGGAAGTGAAAGACACAGATGGCGTCGTAGATAGCGCAACCGCGTTTATTTTGGGCGTGGCACAGAAAATCGCAGATGCGGTAGCAGCCGCAATGGCTGATGGTCTAACATCAGCTCAGCTACAACCGTTTAGCGATCTTGGCGCTGAAATGAAAGCCAAATCGGATACGCTAGCAGCGGCCATCGCTGGTCCGCCTCCGCCTCCATAACCGTGGGCTTCATAGGCCCAATTCTAACCGCGATTGCGTCAGTTCTAGATATTTGGCGACATAATCTAGAACTGCGCAACTCGCCGGCAATGATAAAAAACAAACTAGACATCGCCAGACAGCAAGCTGCCGATGCCGTGCGCAACGCTGAATCGGTGTTGGCAGATACTAACGCGACCCCTGCTCAACATGCCGACGCTCTCCGGCAACTGAGGCTCGCTGCAAGTTGATAACCAAAACCAGCGCATGAAGTGGCACTGCGTAATTTGCGGTGATCCGACTAATCGCCCGATAGAGGCGGTTTGGTGGCACTTGCGGCCACTTGAAGATCCGCGCGAGTGGTGGGGATTTATTCGCGGAACATACGCTACGTTTGGATTGCGCGCGGTTGTCACCTTGATTTCACCGTTAGCAAACACGCTTATCCACTGGAAGTATCGCTTCCACAGACTAGAATTTCCTACGAGCTAAAATCTATCGTGACAATCAAAGCCAAATCATCGTGCGCTCTTGTCATTATCATTTGGGTGCTGATTGGATACCTGCTATTTGGATGCTCTCATTTAACCGTCGCACCGAAGCCTGTAAATGCTCATGCGATAGCGTTCGACAAGAACACGCAAAACGCCGGGATCATCGACTGCGACACGCAGGGTTGCAAAGTCACACGGCTATGGCTCGACAAGTATCGGCAGCTTGAAACCACTTTTAAGCAGACCTTCGCCGGCGACGTGAACATCAAGCCCGAAGGCGACCATTACCGGGCGCCATACGATTGCGTCGAGTTATTCACTCGATTGAAAGCGCAAGAGAGAGGATCTCCGTGACTGCGTATTTCCACATTAACGGGATCAATGTTCTTGCGCTCGTCGCTTTGACGGCTGTTGCCGTTGCTTTAATCGTCCTGCTTCCATTAAAATGACAGAAATGAGGTCCGGATAAATAGCAATGTTGACGAAAGAAGAACGAGAATTGCTGCGCGACACGAAGGATCGACTGAAGCGTCATTGGGCTGGCGTTGGCGACTACTCCACCGTCGAAGGGCTCGTTCAAATCATCGAACGCCTCGCCATGATGTACGGCCGCGCTTTTGTAAATCTCAACCTCAATGAAACCAGAGAGTGAAGTGGTCATGGCAGCGCGGGCTCTCGTGACAAAGTTCGATGAAATTCACAAAGCGTGGCCGACGTACGCAATCGACGGCGGAAACTTTGGTCCAAGGCCGTACGATCAGGAATTGGACGCGCTAAGGGCTGCATTAAAAACTTACGAATATGCCAGATCATAGAAAACTAACGCCTAATCGCGCCGCCGCTGCCGTACGAAGCGAAATCCAATGCGAGATGGTCAGGCTGGAAGAAAAGACCAAGCAAGGCATAGCTTACGAGGCTATTTGGGAGCAGTTGCGCATCTTTATCGACGGCATGGCCCAGCGCGCGTCGGCTAAAAAAGGTGGTCTAGGCAGAAAGTGAAATTCTGATGAAATGCTCGGAATGTGGAGGAGAAATGGGAACGCATAGCCCATACTGTAGTTGGAGGCCGCTAGAGCGACGGTTGCTACGCGCCAGAGGTATCGACGGTTCCATGCAGGTAGTATCGACGAACGAGGTCAAATTGGCCGAACGCGAACAAGTCCCATATTCAGAAGCGTTGCAGCAAACACGACCAAAACCCACGGTAGGCGAAATCATTTGGATGGTTCTATTTTTGGCTCTAGTTGTGGCGGATTATCTTCTCGTCTGCGGCGTGATCCGCAAAATTAGCCAGTGAGAGATTTTATGAGGCGAAAAGGACATTCGGCCTTGAAAATTAAGAACGGTAGGTTGGATAGATTTGATCCAAGTCCCTCATTTTCGGAGCGATACTTATTAGCGCAAGAGGCCAGCTATTGGTGTAAGGACAACCGCTTACCAATTACGGCCTTAAACGTCATTACTTATCTTTTCGGAGCGCGTAAATGACAACCACAGTAGCCCGGTGAAATTGCTATTGCTCTTTCTGCTCGCAGGATGCTCGACAGACAATCATCCCGGTGCAATCGCATATCGGCACTATGAGTGGCGAAAGGGCGATTCAGGCAATTCTCAGTATCGCGTATGGAGATACGGCGACAGTCCGCTTGGCGTCTGGATTGATGCCGATGGTAGCCAGTGGCGCAAGATTGATAACGAGTTCCTGCCCTTGAACAAAAAACCGTAATTTGCAAAGACCGTCACTATTTCGTGTTGTGCCGAACGAGCATATCGAGGATGTCCGCCTTAACTGCTTCAAGAGCGCCCACTACACCAAGAACGGTTAGCCTATCACCTTCGCTGCAATAGCGTTTACAGACTGAATGAACCTCATTGTAAACCATTCCCGCCTCTGTAGCTTCGTCGTTGCCCGCAGGAGAAAACTTTCTGCCGCAACCTGAATCGCATTCCCAATAATCAGATCGAGTCCCGTCCTCATGGTCAATGTGTTTTAGGATTACCCTGCAATGGGCGCAGCAGGCCGCTTGATCGTTGCTCATTTGTCTTTACCTTCTGGCACAGTTTGTAAAGACGCATCCAGCGCGCAGCCGCAGCCTCCCCAATCGTGTCGATCAAATGTTTCTCCGGCTTCGATGCGCTCGCGCAACATCCGCAAGGTCAGTGGCTTTTTCTTGCCATCGCCGCGACGGTCACTCATCACGCTGAAATCGCCCACCTGATCGCGTAAAGTTTGCTCTTGCGCTTCGTGAAACGCATAGCGTTCAGGAAAGCTTCGAAGTAGAAGCGCGAACTGCGCTTGTCCGGCTTTGACGCAGAAGCCGCCGCAGTTGTTGTGAGGGAATCCGAATTTGTAAAGCCTAGGCGGTTCGATGCCGATTGCTCGCAGTTCGTCCAACATCTGACATTTGTCCCACAGTGGCGGCTCGCACATCGGAGCTTCGATATTCCACGTAGGTTTGGCTTTCCGTAGATAGTGCAGCCGATGTTCCTCAGTCCAATCAATCCCGATGTAACACGTTGTAGTCATTTCGAGCGTGTTTGCACGCATCCATTCGTCTAAGAGTTCGCGCTTGAGCTTTACAGAGCAGATCGGTGAGCGCGAATTTCCGATCAGTCCTTGCTTGGCGAACAACTGCCACGGCGTCATTTCGCGTGAGATTCGAGTAATCGGAACGCCGAGATACTCTGAGCCTTCGCGCAGAAACCGATACAAATCTTCGTCCTCGATGAGCGTGTCGGCAAAGAGCAAAGTAACATTGTCGGGGCCATGCTTTTTTACCACTCGATCTGCGGCCCAGAACGAGCAGACTCCGCCACTGATGTGGACGACATGATTCAAGTTCACAGTCCCGCTTCCCGCTCGTATTCGCGTTCTTGGAGCAGTTCGCAAGCTGGACATGGCGGATGATCCATTGAACATTGATGGTTCGGTCCGTAGTCGTTTGAAAACGTGGATTTCCGAGCGCCACACCATTTACAGCGTTGATAAATCTCAAACCACGGCGAACAGCAGTTTTCCCACCGGTGGCCTTGTTCGGCACAGCGAATCTGGTGGGTAGTCGGATCGCTCATTCGTCTTTACACTCCATTGTAGCTTGTTCAGACTCAATTTCTATCAGCGTCCGCTCCTGCGAGTAGTGCGCGACTTTCTCTTGCGAGGTCTCGAAGATGATCCTCCACGGTTCATCGCCAGGTATGAGGCCAGCGTGTCTAAGGCCATCGAGAAGGTCTTTCGTTCCACCGGCGAAATTATCCGGGTCGACTGGGCGAACCCTGTAACCGATAAACCGGACAGTAACGCGCTGAACGCTTTTTTCTTTTCTCGCATTTGGGCTGTCCAATGCTGGCGTTTGGTGACGTTGAGGCTCGGAGTCCGATATTTGACGCTGATTGTGAGTTTCATGGTTGTCTGAGATGCCGCTGCGCTGCGCTGAAGATGCCCTGGGACCGCGTTTATCGTCCGGTTGAGCGAGTGATAGCTGCGGATTAGCTTCCCGGAAGCTTTTAGAACCGCTTACGGCGAATGTCCTAGCGAGCTGGCTGAAAAAGCTTTTCATATTTCTACTTCGTAGGCTCGATGCGCGATCTTGTTGGCTTGAACGCTCTGAGGATTGCCGCCATGATTGCGAGCGCAAATGTCGAACAGCTCGCTCTGCGGAGCTTTAGCGGAGCAGTGTGGACCGTAGGCGCTCATAACTTTGAATTTAGGGGCAACTCTGCATCCGTGGAAGCTTTCCGTTGCTTTGGAGACAGACGATGTTTGCATCTGCAAAGCGTAACCGTGTGCCAATTCTCTGCTGAAATACGCTCAACCACTCGACCGTCTTTAATAAGATTTGCTATGAATTTCGCAGTGTCCTTTTTGTGATTCGGATCATCAACGCAAGCCGCAGTAACGCAACCGCAATCAGGCCACTTGCCGATATAGATGGGTAGTTTTAACCAATCGTTAGCGCTCATTTCGTGAAACCTGCCGAACGAGCGTATGCCGGATTGTCGTGTAAAAATCGATGGCAAGCGGAGCAGGCTGGCAAGCATTGGCTCATGTCGAGAAGTCGTTTCCCGTTTCTTCCGTTGGTGTGGTGCAGTTCGGTGGCGAATCGCGTGCATCCCGGCTCATATATTTCGCAGTAGGACCGGCGCGATAGGAAGTGAGCGCGCGCGGATAAATAAACGCGGTTCTCTTTCGCTCTTTTCTTGCTGACTTTTTTGAGGGGAGTTCTTTTCATTTGTTCACCGAGACTGCGACGTATGGTGCGTTACCATTATCGGCTATCAGGTCTCCAAGACTATCATAAACGAGCAGGAATCCAGATGAGCGTCCGTCCCCGGAAACAGGCATTGGAAACGGCGTATGTGTTGATGAAAGTAATAATGCTTCGACATTCTTCCATAGATTTACTTTCATCAGCACATAACGCTTTTTTTTTCGTTTCATTGCTGCAAAATCCAGGTAATCATTCCAACGCCCAAAATCAGGATGATCGAAATGGCCAGAAACGCGGCTTTGCGCCTCTGCTGTTGCACTTCAAAATATTGTTGATTTTTCCCTAGTGAATTTATCGCGCAGTCCTTTTGTTAGACGGCTCGCTTCGGATTTCATTAAACCTTCGGTATTACGAGTTCGATTTCCCGAAAACTTCAGGCAAGTAGCTTCGATTGAATCAGGGTCAGCTTTTAAGGCTTCAAATAGGCTGTTTAGTTCTTTAATTTGACCGTCTGTAATTGGCTTCAGGCTCGCATCGCTCCTGTCTTTCTTGGGGTCTTCGTCGCTAGAACTTTGCCCATCATCATCTTCTTCCGCCAAGGACGCCATAGCTTTCAATCCGTACCGCCTGCCGTAGCTAGATGCGCTTCCAGCTGATTGCGGGTCTTGTTTTGCCAGTGGAATCGGAAAATCAGTTTCAATCCACTGACCGGATTCATGTATTAACCGCGTGATCAGGTTTATCCCGTTCTTGCTTTCCCCGCTGCCTTGAACGATTGCGATTCCGTGATTTAGGAAGACCGGTTTTATGACATCGAGGACAGCTTCTAGGCTGGCATACTTCGATTTGAAATATGGATTTTCGGCATCTTTCGCAAGTTTTCCGACTTCTTTTTGCGATGCGATCAACGCAGGATAAATCGCGTCCGTTTTTCTGCTAGTTCGCATATTGGTTGCCGTGTTGATCACATAGCACGCAGTCTTTGCCGTTTACGTTACGGACCTGCGTCCCCGGCGTTAAATCCGAACACTCTTCACACCATTTACGTTGTCGGATTAACCATGAATAAAAAGGGATGAGACGGCGACGATGCCGCGTGGACAGGTTTTATGTGTCTTTCATCGCCGCCGCTCAAGGTATTAGAGGAATTGGAGACGGCGGGGTTCTCGCGCCGAATATGTGCTCCGGTTGGTCGCTCGCCAGTGTCGCCGCCTCCATACCCCAAGAATTTTTCGTTGCCACCTATGTCGCAAGTCTCTTCCTGTAGCCAAGAAGAAAGAGTGCCTTGTTTATCCTGAGTCGCGGAGTCGTTGGCGATCACATGATCTGCATTGACGGTTTTCGTGCGAGTAAGATTTGCACTTGTCTCAGCGTAGGGGTTACATCTCTTACCGCATTTACACCAAAACAAATCCTCGTGGCAACGTAAACAAAATGTCATTGTAAGTGCTCTTTGTCGTTGTGATCTTCGTGGACAGATTGAGCGGGCGGGGCGCTACTCCCGCTTTCAGCAACTCCCGAAGTATTGCTGTGCACCGATTTATTGAGGCATCCGGCCGACCGGACTTTAGAACGGGCTACTTTGCTCCCGCCTTGGATGTCAGTCGTGCCTACGTGTCTACTTTCCACGCCGCCGCTCAAATTTGTTTCAGGAGAAGAAAGAGGTTCAATCGCGATAGAATTATCGAAATCGGTAGGGACTTGCGTCGTCCGCTTTTTTGTATAACGCGAGGTCTTAGGATTGGTTATATCGACAAATCCGCAGGCCATTCGCAGATGGTCAAGCAGTTCTTTGGGCGTGAAATCGTTAGCGTTTTTCATTACGCGATTGACGTTTCGGGAGCGTTCGTCACTAGGTATTCTGCTTGGTCTAATCCATTGGCGATTTCGTGCAGTAGTGACGCGGCTTCGTGTGTTGTTTTTTGCTGGTCAAGATTCTTAATAAAGATCGCTACCGTGAATCTCGTTCCGGCATCGTTTGTCTTAAATGCTGCTTTTCGTTTTGCTTTGGGTTTCATTTGACAGCACGATAACCTAACCGTTAGGCCCTGTAAAGAACTATTTGATTTATTTTTGGGCTTCTTTTTCGCGCCTCCAAGTCGCCCATTTCGCCTGCTTGATGTCGCTTTGCGTTTGCTGGTGCGGCCACCGAGAATGCGCATGGCTGCGCTGACAAGCTCTTCCTGCCGCTTTTGTTCTTCCGTCATGGCATCTTGAGTTCTTTGGCAAGTTGCGCCGACAGTTCGCGCACTTTCTTTTGCGCTGCCAAACGTTCGGCCTCCGGGACTTCGCGCATAGGCGGCAAGTACTTGGGTGCGGGTTTTGGCGCTTCCAATATCCTGTCCGCCTTCTTTAGCCAGTTTTCGAAAAAGCGTTGAGTCAGCCGCCTGCCTTTTCTCTGACACCATTGCCGCGCCTTTTCGTATTCACGATCGATCTCGATACCGAGATGTAAAGGGTTTCTCTTCAACTCTTCCAACAAGGCATAAGCAGAAGAAGAGGGAGAAGGAGGAGTCAACACCTGTCCGTTGCTGTTAATCTTTGTCAAACCCTTGTCTTTGACACCGTCTGCTTTCTTCTTCCTGTAATCTCGCTGAGCGTCCCTGAAATATGTCCTGCGAGCTTCTTCATCCCTGATCTTTCGGTAATGAACGTAGTTAACGATCTTCCAACCCCAATCGCGCGCGCAATCGAGCGGTATCAGTCGCTTGCCTTCGTGAAGTTTTGACCGACTTTTTCTGTCCGGCTGGCAAAGTTCCTTGATGTATTTCTCTACTTCTTCAATCGGGACATTTGTGCGCCGCGCGATGGCCTCAAGCGTCATATCCACTGCGCCCGATGAATCCGCGAGAACTAGCAAGTCAATGAACATGCGGCGACAGTTGTAATCTTCAGCAATCGAAGAATCGAATATTTGCCCGAAAACCTTAGCGAACATCAGTGTCAAATAATGTCTAAGACAAATTACTTGTCAATGCCGAAGTTTTTTATACTTGCGTTCATAGACGATTCGGACTAAAGCGTGATTCCGAAGTGGCAATCGAGGTCGCGCAATCTGATAAAACTCTTTGGACTTATCCAGCCGAAGAAATCTCGCGCCTTCACAAAGAAATCCTCTCACACGCTCGCGCGTCACTTCAAAACGCTATCCGTATTGGCGAAGTTCTCTCTCAAGTCAAAGAGGCGCTTAAGCACGGTGAATGGCTTCCTTGGCTTGAAGAATACGCGCCTTTTGCTGAACGCACCGCCCGAAATTACGTCAAGGTATTTGACAACCGAGTTGCGTTGAAATCGGCAAGTGTTGCCGATTTGGGCGCGGCCTATAGCTTTCTTTTGTCCAACGGCAACGAAGCTTCCGACGCAGGCACACCTCGATTACACGAGCCAAATTTTCACAGCCAAGCCGTCCGTTTACGGCAAAATCTTGTCGGCGTTTTCAACCATTATCTGCAACGCCGACCTCTGAAAGTATGGCAGACCGAGGAAGTTTATGATCTACTTTGTTCCCTCAAACCATTGATTGAGATGTGCACGCAACTGGAATTGGAACTTGGCACACGCTCCGATGTCCCATCAAGCTATAGAGCAACGCACGGCAGTTGATTATATCGAGCCAGTTCTTGAGGTGCGTGAGGCTGGAATGCGTTACCTGGACGTGCTCGAGGGCTTCGCGTCACGCATCGAATCAGGCATCATCGAAGGCAACCCCCGTTCAATAGCCGTCGCCTTCTGGTCCGCATCATATGCTCTTGGCCTCAAGTGCTGTGGGGGTGTCAGCATGACTGACCGAGCCAAGCAACTCGGAGTACGCCGCGCCACTATCAGCAAGGGCGCGAAGAAGTTTATCGAGTCCAATGGCCTCTCCCCTTCCTTTTATATGAAGAACGCGCAGGCAGGACGATCGTACTGCAAGGCAAGGCTCAACTTCGTAGCCAATGGCAAGCACTGAATATATCGCGGGTCCTTCCTGAAACAAATTTGCCACGGGGTTTTTTGTCTGTCGTCAAAAGCTAGATATTGATTCGCCTTAGAGTTCATACAGGTTGCAGCCATGCCACTTGTCAGCGCAAATTGGCTTTCCCGACATACGGGGAAAGATTGGCGCACAATCAAGAAGCGGATCGACAAATTGTCGCACGACAACCGAGGCCGCGTTGATTCCGCTAGCGCGCTTGAGGCCATTTATGTCGGATTGGCCGAGACAAACGGGGAATTCGTTTCGACACCGGAGGCCGTTAGGCAACTTACGATTGCCAAGAAAGAAGAGATCGACCTTGAAATGGAGATCAAGCGCGGAGATCGGATACCGATTGCCGACTGTTTAGCCGTGGACAACGAGGTATTCCAAGCAATCGCTGGAACGATCAAAGCCAATCGCAACAAGCAATTGAGCGAAGAAGTGACAAACGAGATTTTCGATAATCTCAGGGATTGGGCTGGGCGATTAAACGGCAACGGCAAACATGACTGATGCTATCTCTCGGCAAACCTATCGGTCAGCAGTCGCCAAACTTCTTTTAGCTTCGTTCGCGCATTGGCAGCGTCTTCCGCCAGATGAATTCGCGGAAAGATTCATTCGGATGCCGGGAGAACACGGTTCAACGCGGAAGTTCACGTTCGATTTCTTCCCGCCGCAGCGCGAAATGTTCAACGAGATATTCAATCCAAGGAACCGCGAGGTCGTATTCAAGATGGCGAGCCGCCTCACGAAAACAATGACGGTCCTCGGCGCAATTGGTTATTGCATCGCGGAAGCGCCGAGGAAGATTCTCGTGATGTGGCCGAAGATTGGGGATAGCGAGGAATGGAGCAAGAAACATCTCATGGGAGAGTTGGTCGATCCGACTCCGGCGCTCCAAAATTTGCTTCAAGACGGTCGAGGACGACGATTAGCGAATAATACGATTCTCAGTAAGATTTTTCCTGGCGGTTACATCTCGATGTTTGGCGCAAACGTGCCCGGAGATTTCCGACGCGCGAAAGGAAACTTCCTTTATGCGGATGAGATTGATGCAATCTCCATAGCCGAGAGTGACGAAGGAGATCAACTTCGCCAATTCGCAGTTCGCGGGTCAGAGTATCCTGACACCGTTCAAGTTTATTGCTCATACCCATCATTAAAAGGGCAATCGAACATCGACAGCAAGTACGAACTTTCCGACAAACGAGCATGGGAGGCGCATTGCGCTAAGTGCGGTGATCCGTGGGTAATGCACAGAAAAGACTTGCGCTACGACAAGGAAGCCACAGAATCAACGGTAATCCAATGTCCAACTTGCCATGCAAACCATGACGACAACGCACGGTTACAGATGGCCAGAGGCGGTGAATGGCGAGCTACCGAAGATTTTAAGGGCATCGCCGGATTCCACGCTAATTCGCTTTTGTGGCCGCATCCTGTTGATCGACAGAAATATGCCGGTGGATTTCTTCAAATGCTCGCCTTGGAAGAGATTGCCGTTGATCAGGCCGACAATCCTGAACGCGCCCGTCGAGTGCTGGTCAATACTAGGGACGCCGAAAGCTATGAGCCGGAGCATTTGCAGAAAATCGAGCACTCAACGCTCTACAAACGGCGCGAACACTACGATCCAAGAGAACTCTTGCCGGTGCCAGTTGTGTTTATCACCTTCGGAGCTGATCTACAGGCCAATCGAGCAGAAATAAAGTTCAAAGGCTGGGGATTTACCGAAGGAAAGAAACAATCATGGGCGATTGATTATCGGGTTGTCCGTGGTTCGCCGTTGCAAGCCGAGTTTTGGGAGAAATTAGGCGCCGTTTTCCAAAATGTGAGCTGGAAACATCCGTGCGGGAAGTGGATTCATCCGTCAATCGGCCTTTTCGACTCGCGTTTTCGCCCGGATGAGGTTTTCGCCTTCACACGCAAGATGCAGCGGCTAAGAATCTATGCCTGCGAAGGCGCGACGACGATTTCTAAGCCAATTGTGCCAAAAAAGCCGATGAAACGTGGCGTCCCACCGGCGTTGGTATGGGAAATCGGCACGCACGAGGCCAAGGACGTGATTTACCAGCAGTTGGAGTTAAGCGATCCGTCCGCGCAAGGCTATTGCCACTTTCCCGATACGTCTTCATTCACCGAAGGCTATTTCAAAGGGTTGACGGTCGAAGAATCGGTCATGCAACGCGGCAGGGACGGCAATTTCTATCGCTTTTTCTTCAAGAAAAGCAGTGACGACCGGAATGAGCCACTTGACGCCGAGGTTTATGCGAATGCCGCCGAACAGATTTTCAGGCCGAACTACGAAAAGTTGGCCAAGGAATTCTCGGCGGAGGATGAAGCGCCGGTTCAGCGCAATGACAATCCAGATGCTGGGATTAAGCTGCCGCGACCTCGGATGAATCCAACGGGATCGAAGTGGATGGCTGGGTTTGGCAAGATTTAGCGTTCAGTTCGCTTCGGCGCGCGTCTTCCGCGCTTTGCAGTAAGGAGGGGAAAGCTTCCGGTTTCGGTGTTTTTGGAGTTCTTGGGGTTTTCATGCCTAATTAGATAACACATTGCCCAAATTTGTTCAAATTTGCTAATTCATCTATCGAATTGACATAGCAAATTAGGTGCATGGCAGTTCAAACTGGCACCGGCGCACCTGAATTGATCGAGCAGGGCGGCGCTTATGTCTTCTCCGAGGATTTCTCAGACTTCCCAAACACCGCTTGGAGCGCGCAATACCTTCTCCAAATCCCCGGTTCAGCGCCTTATACGACAAATGCCACGAACGGGACCGGAGCGACCAACTTCATTTTCACGCTAACCAAGGCCGCGACGGCGAACTGGACGCCGGGACGGTACATGTTCTCGGAATACGTCACCGAACTGGCAACGGGCCAGCGCGCGACAGCCAAGACCGGGGTGCTGAACGTCATTCCAGACCTTTCGCAAACGCAGACGGCCAGCAGCGCGTCGACGATGCTCGCGCAGATCGAATCGGCAATCTCGGCGCTCACAACCGGCGGATTCCAAAGTGTGAGCGTCAATAATGTCAGCTACACGCGATATGACGTAACGACATTGATCGCTCTGCGAACTCGGCTGCAAGCAGAAGTAATTCGGGAGCGGGAAGCGCAAGAAGTTCTGCGCGGGATCGATCACACCGGCCTTATAGGGACACGCTTCAAGTGAAAAGGCGAATTCGGTTGAAATGGACATGCTCGGACTTTGTTCACCATGAACATCGATTTTATTTCATGGCATGGATATGCGGCAGGATGCAAAGATTTTTGAAATGAAACTGTCGAAGCAACTCAATCAGTTCGCTATTGCGACCGGCCTGAAAGAGCCTCCGAGACGGCGCGGACTTGGCAAGAAAAACCCTGTACGGATCGCAGCTGAAAACCCAAACGGCGAGCGCGGTACTCTCGCTGTAAGTCCATCGACCTCGGCTGCGATCCGTCTTTCCAAGCGCGATTACAAACAGGTCGTCGGGATTGGCGGAATCAACTCGGATTGGGCGCTTTCCTCGCTATCAGAAGACGCCGATGTTTGGCAAAACATCTTCGCCTTGCGCGCTCGGTCGCGCGACCTTTTTCGCACGGATGTTTATTTCAAGAAATATAAGGAAGAACTTTGGGCGAACGTGTTCGGGTCCGAAGGCATCACATGCCGGATGCGGGTTAAAGAGCAGGAGGATCGAATCGTTTATGACAGCGCGGAGAAGAATTTTCGGCAAGGCTGTGCGAACCGAGAAGAACGAATAGCCAAATATCTCGAAAGAAAGTTTGCTAACAACGGTTTCTATCGGCAATCCGCGACTATCAAGGTTGGGGACCTTGATCTTTATGCTAACAAACTGATTGAAGATGCTTGGGCCCGATGGAAGCGCCGCGAGTTCTGCACGGTCACCGGTGCGCTCAGTTACAACGAGGTTTGCCAATTGAGACTGCTTTCGTGCGCGCGCGATGGCGATTATTTCCTTCGCCACGTTCGATCGCCAGCAATTAACGAATACGGGTACTCACTCCAACTGATCAACTCGGAATGGTGCGATTTCACGCTGAACACTAAAACAACGGACGGCAACGAAGTCAGAATGGGCATCGAGCGCGACAAGTGGGGCAAGCGCGTCGCATATTATTTCATTCGTAGAAGCCCAATGGATTGGCAGTTCGGGACTCCGGGATTAGCTGCGAGCGGGGCCGTCAAGACGTACGACCGGATTCCAGCCGAAGACGTTATCCACTATGCCAGATATGAGGACGGCGATTCCACGCGACCCGCGCCATGGAGCGCAAGCGTCATTCAGAAATCGCGGCATCTCGACAAATATGAAGAGGCGGAAGTAGTGGCCGCGCGCGTGTCCGCGTGCAAGCTAGGTTTTTTCACGTCGAACCAAGTTCCCGAAGGTGGTGAAATCATGGGCGACCGTCCAGACCCGACACAGGAAGCGACAATGGACGCTGAACCCGGTTCATTCACCGGCCTGAAATGGGGAATTGATTTCAAGGAATGGAACCCTGAGCATCCAAACGGGAATTTCGATCTATTCAGGAAAGGGATGTTGCGCGCATGGTGCGCCGGTATGCCAGGAGCTAATTACAACATCATCGCCAACGACCTCGAAGGCGTAAACTACTCCAGCGGTCGCCTCGGAATGTTGGATGAACGGGAGCTGTGGAAACTGATCCAGAAATTCGACATTGAAATCGCGGAGCGTCCGATATTCGAGGAATGGCTTTATATGAGCCTTTTGACCGGCGCAATCCCGTTGCCGCTCGCCAAGTTCGACAAATTCAATAAGCCAGTTTTCAGAGGAAGGCGCTGGGCATGGGTCGATCCGCAGAAGGAAGTTCAAGCCAATGCGTTGCAGGTAGTGAACAATTTCACAAGTAGGACTAGGGTAATCGAAGACAGCGATGTTGACGCGGATTTCGAACAAATCGTTTTTGAATTGGCGGAAGAAAAAATGCTACTCGAAGAACTCGGATTAGACGTTGTTCCGGTGGTTGGCAAGGTGCCGCCCACCAAACCAGCACAGGACACAGCAGATGACGCGCCCCCGCCTGCCGTACCTGCATCTAAGGAAATGACGCTACGCCAAACGCTAGAATTGATAAAAGCCACGACGCCGCAACCTTCCGCGCCGTCGATCAATGTGCACGTGCCAGAAATCAATGTTCCTGCCCCGGTGGTGAACATCGCGGAACTCAAAGTTCCCGAACAAAAAGCGCCGGTTGTGCATGTTGCTGCGGCGAAGGTAGTCATGCCGCCGATGCCGGAGATCAAACCGCCGGACGTGGTCGTGAACGTGAAGAACGAGATCAAGATTCCTAAGACGAAGAAAATTACGATTGCGCGGGACGACGAAGGCAAACTCAGCGGGTTAGACGTAGAGAAGGAATAGGATGGCCGACAACTACATCCAGGTTGCGGCAGACGGGTCCGGGAAGAAGATGCAGACCTATCTGAACACGATAGGGGCATCCGACGTTCACGCTGAAGCCGTAGTCTTGGTCGATAGCACTGGATCGCCTTTGGGAAGTACGTCCGGTGCGTTGAACGTTTATCTCGGAAGCATCAATTCGACAATTTCGGGGACGATCACCGCTAATCAGGGCGGGGCATGGAACATTGCGGCGGTGACTTCCATTACAAATCCCGTTACCGTTCAGCAGACAAATGCATCCAATTTTCTCGCAACTGTTTCGGGCAGCGTCACCGCAAATGCGGGAACGAATCTAAATACGAGTAACATTTCAGTAAAAGTCTTTCAAGGGGCCGCGTTCATTGCAGGAGGACAGATAACGATAGGCAATGTTGCGACCACCATCGCTGGATCGCGCCCGACTCGACGCTCGGTGACCATTCGCAATCAGGATTCAGTAAATTCAGGTTTCGTAGGACCGGCAAACGTGAATATTTCCAACGGAATTCTGCTGTCGGCGCTTGATTCGATCTCAATCGATTTCGTAGGAATCATTCAGGGAATCACTGCCGGAAACAACGTCACCTTTGGATATTTAGAGAGCTACGATTAAACAAAATGCCTTCGCCAATTCAGCGCGGAACAGCAGCAGCAGGCACATTGACGGGAACGACGCTGGCTTCCGGAGTTACAGCTTCGTCGCTGACAAGTTTTGGAAGTTCGCCAACACTGATCGGCAATCCGGTGGCCCCAACGCAAGCGTCCAGTGACAATAGCACTCGCCTTGCCACTACTGCATACGTCACTACTGGAATTGCGAATGCTATTGCCGGGGTTAATCCCGCCGTAGCGGTTCAAGCTGCGACCACGGCAGCGGGAGACACAAGCGGGTTTACCTATAGTAACGGCGTTTCGGGAATCGGAGCCACATTGACCGGTCCGACAGCAAATGTCGCTGTCACGGTTGACGGATATACGTTCACTGCTCTAGGACAACGCTTGCTAGTCAAAAATGACACGCAGAGTCCATCCGGCGCGTTCAACGGAGTCTATTATGTCACGACACTTCAAGCGCCAGCCATAAAACCAATTCTTACTCGCGCGTTGGATTACGACATGCCCAGCGACATCAATAACACTGGCGCAATTCCCGTTGTAAATGGAACGGTAAACACCAACACGTCTTGGCTTCTAACTTCGTCAGTTGCAACCGTTGGAACCGATCCACTGACGTATGTGCAGTTTTCGATAAATCCATCAACGATACTTTATTCTGGCGGTCCGCTTGGCACACCTTCTAGCGGCACTGCTACTAATCTTGGAGGAACGGCAGCTAGTCTGACGGCTGGAAACGCAACTAAATGGACGACAGGCCGCACTGTTTCGATTACCGGAGACGTGACTTATACGAGCGGAAGCCTGGACGGAAGCGGAAACGTTACTGGCGCGGGCACGGTAGCCAATGTGCCAGCAGCGGCAACGCACGGAACCGATCTAACAGCAGTCCCAACCGATACTGGCGGTTGGAATACATACGTGGTCACCGGAAGTAATTACACTAACGCCACCAACGGATTTACCGACATTGTTGTTACGGGGACACTATCCAATTCTACTCTCTACGAGTTCGAGTTCGTAGGGCAGGCTCAGTGTAGCGGCAGTGGCGGGTTAGCGTTTGCGTTCCACGGCGCTGGAACGGGAACCGCCGCGACGGGATCGGTAGCCGCTCAGTACGGAACTACACCGATGGGAACAACTGGGCCGGATGGATCGTGGGGAACTGTCGGGACGGGAACAACTAAAAATGCTACTTTCGCTCACGGATTTGCAACGACTACCAGCACCGGAATGGCGACACTTTCAATTCAGGGCAAATCCATTACGAATACGCAAACTACGACCGTTTTCATTGGCAGCGTATTGAGAGTTAGGAGAGCAAGCTAATGAGCGTCCAGAGTATTAACCGCAATGAATATATTCTCCAAGGCGGCACAGTCGATGCAACAGCAAAGATTATTACATTTGACCAAGCAGCTGTCGGCACTACAAATCAAATCGCTGTGCCAGCCGCCTCTGGAATGGCGTTTACGGCTGAAATAGTGGGCTTGTCCGGTGCGACAGTATTTCGCCAACGCATTAAAGGCACAATCAAGACGACCGGCGGGACGACTGCGCTAGTGGGCAGCAACATTGTGACTGACAAATGGGCGGATGCGGGCGCAAGCACATGGAGTGCCACTGCGACAGCAGATAATATCAGAAAGGCGCTCGCGATTACGGTCACTGGTCAAGCTACAACCACAATCGGATGGTTTGCGCTTATTACTACTATCGAGGTTTCATAAATGCTAATCGCGCTTCGATCTCTTTGGGAACCGTCCATCACGCCAACGCCAACATTGCCTAATCGACAAGGGCGCGTTTACAAAAGCCAATACCCGTATTTTAAGCCAAGAGAAAAACCGTATTGGGAAACCGGCGACCCGGATGAAGAAGAATTCCTGGCGATAATCGGAATAGATTTAGACTGATGCAGCACGCAGTTCTTTTAACAGAAGACGGCGCACGACTTCTAACTGAAGACGGATTACATCATTTATTGATCGAACCGGTTTCGGTAGAGCTTGGATTTCCTCCGCGACCCATAGGCATTGCTGTCATCTATAAAAAGGCAGATTTTTGGGAAGTCGATCTTGGGCAAGGTGCTGTGCGTTCAGAATATCCGCTGAGACTTGAGGAAATGGCGAAGAAATCCGGGGCTTCGCGCGTGGAATATGTGATATGACCGACGAAAAGATTTCGCAGTTGCCGATCGCAACTTCGGTGGCTTCGCCTGATGTAGTGCCAATTGTTCAGGGCGGTGTGACGAAGCAAGCTGATGTTTTTCTTATTGCCAAGCAATATGCAGACGTTGTGCTTGATCCTGTGCAACTGACCACCGCTCCATTTGTAGATACGGGATTTACCGGCCCAGGGATAAAAGTAATTGACGCGCCGGGAGAGGGATTGTCCGTTTGGCCTATATATTTTGATTTCTGTCCCGCTCCAGGAGAAGCTTGGGCAGGCGGAGATAGCAATAGGAGCCTTCCGGTAACGTTTTGCTACAGAGATGTGCCGATCGGTACGAACGAAGGTACTAAATGGGAAGCGAACGATTCAGGTTCGTTAGCAGATAAAGCTGATCCGCTTTATCCATTTTACAGCCCGAGAAGGTTCTTGGCACAAGATATAAACCGGGACTTCGTTGTAAATGATCCAAGTGTTGTTGTGAATGCGCCGTTAGTTATGTTCGTGCCTTCTGCTAATTATTTTGATTTAGGTATCGGTTCAAGATCACTACGAATTCGCATTACTTACGAGATCATTCCTATAACGCAGCTAGTTTCATTCGACTATAGCTTTTTCCGTATCTCAGCTACAAATCAAGGCACGAAAACATTCACGGTTGCCGACCCATACGAACAAGCTATTGCTTCGCTTGGAGCGACATTTACTGTGGTAGGATCGACCGGCAACAATGGAACTTACACAAAAGTCTCTGCCACGTTTATTGCGGATCACACTGACATTGTGGTGAGCGAGGCGATTCCAAACGCGACCGCTGACGGATGGGTGAAGAATTGACATTCCGGCTTGGAATGTGAGCAAGATTAAGATTCCGGCGGCGCTCTTTCGCTCGGCTGAATTTGAACGTGCCTCGATCGATATAGAGCAAAAGACTGCAACGCTTTCCGTCTCTTCCGATCAACCTTACGAGCGATATTTCGGGACTGAAATCCTGAGTCACAAGGATGGCGCAGTTCGTTTGAACCGTCTGAATCGCGCGGGGGCGCTCCTATTCAATCACGACCGGAACGCGCACATCGGGCGGGTCGTTTCAGCCGGGGTGGACGGCAGCAAGCTCAACGTCACTGTGAAATTTGGCAATTCGCCGTTGGCCAAGGAAAAGTTTCAAGACATTCACGACGGCATTCTTCAGGAAGCTTCCATTGGTTACGAGATTCACAAGATGGAGGAGGACAAGGATCAAAAGTCGTTCACGGCTATTGATTGGGAGCCGCATGAAGTTTCGATGGTGACGGTTCCTGCTGATCCGTCTGTTGGAATGGGGCGCGATCTTTTGACCAAGGAACTCGAAATCAAAGACCGCCAAGTTGACAACAAATCAAAAACGAACATGAGCGAACCAATCATAGTGAACGAACCCGCGCCCGAAGCCGTGAAGGCGGCTGAAGAAAATGCGGTCAAAGAATTTCAGAAACGTTGCAAGCGAATCGACGACCATGTCTCGGCTATCAAAAACGCCAAATGGCGCGAAACCGCTGCGGAGATCGCCGCCAAGCACAAGCAAGAGAAAGCGGATTTCGAGGCCTTCCGTGCTGAGTGCAACAATTCTTTCGATCCGGCCAAACACATTGAGACGCCGAATACCAGCACCGGAATGGGCAAAGGCGACCGGAAACGGTTCTCCGTTCGCAAGCTGATCCTGGAAGCCTTCGTTCACGGAAGGCTCACCGGATTGGAAAAGGAAGCCTGCGAACATGCGCGTGAACAGCTTCGCGCGGCGGGGGATAACGTTCTTGATACGCGGGAAGGATTCACGCTCCCGGAGGACATGGCTTTGTCCAATTTCGCGGAAGATCACGATTTGGATTCTCGCGGGATGAATCGAGTCCTTGAAGAAGTCCGCCAATTGAAACAAGCACAAACGCGCGGTTTGCAGGCCAGTGTTCAAAATCTCGGAGGTTATCTGATCGGCACTGATCTTCTGACCGGATCGCTGATCGAATATCTCCGCGTCAAAACGACCGTAGCAAACATGGGCATCCGTATGCTCGATGGCTTGGTCAACAACGTTGCAATCCCGCGCGTGACCGGA